TAGGATATATGGGTTATGTTGACATGTTAGGTAAGTTTTTTAAAAACAATCAAAACAGCGTAGATAGTTCAAATAGAAATATTGGCGAAAAGTTTTATTTAAAGCCACACGCTGAAAAGGATTTTTTTGCATGGGTTAATCAATGGTCTATTATGTGTAAAATGCCAAGCGATTTGGGTTTTAGTAATGATAGATATATTCTACCAGAATTAATCGTAAATAAACATATTGTAAAAAATCAATCTTTAATTGATATAAGCGGTCAGGTTCAAATGTTTACACCTATTGCAAAGTCTATGACAGAAGTAAGGCATGAACAAAAACAAACAGAGCTAAAAAGATGTGAAAAAGCAATCGAATTAGCACAATGCAAAACTTCTGTTTACTGGTGCAATACTAACAATGAAAGCGCAATATTAAAAGCAAATGATAAAGAAGCGGTTGAAATAATAGGCAGTCAAAGTATTGAGCGCAAAGAAGAAATATTAAAAGCTTTTGCCGATGGACAAATAAAACGTTTAATTACTAAAGCTAAAATGACTGGTATGGGTTTAAATTGGCAGCATTGCAATCATTCTGTGTTTTTTCCTACATGGAGTTATGAACAAATGTACCAAGCTTATAGACGTTTTTGGAGGTTTGGTCAAAAAAATGATGTAACTATTGATATGGTCATATCAGATGGTCAAACTAGGGTATTAGAAGCCTTAGACCAAAAGACAAAGAAAGCTATTGAGTTACATAAAAACTTAACAGATAACGTAAATAGAGTTTTTACACACACACAAAAAGAATTTAATAAAGAATTAATTACACCAAAATTTTTATAGACATGAAAAAAGAAAACAAAGTAAAAGACCAAGTACACACAGATAATTATAGCTTATATAATTCTGACTGCATGCTAGTAATGCCTACATTAAAAGATGAAAGCATAGACCTATCAGCTTATAGTCCTCCGTTTGCTGGATTATATAATTACAGCTCGAGCGAAAACGATTTTTCAAATTGTGAAAACAAAGAACAATTTTTAGATCAATACGAATTTTTAATAAAAGAAATTTCAAGAGTTACAAAACCTGGTCGTATTACCGCCGTTCATTGTACGGATGTGTTTGATAACACTTGTAGGCTTTGGGATTTTCCAAACGAAATTATAAGACTACATATTAAGTACGGATTTGAATATCGTAATCGTATTACGATTTGGAAAGAACCTTTAAAGGTTAGAATGAGAACAATGGTTCAATCTTTAATGCATAAATTTATAGTAGAAGATAGCACTAAATGTTTCACGGCTATGCCAGATTATGTATTAGTTTTTACAAAAAAAGGCGAAAATTTAGTACCTGTAGTTCATCCTTATGGTATTAATCATTATGCTGGTGAAACTCCAATTTTGCCAAACATTTTAAGGGCTTATAACAATGCTAATAATTCAAACTATAACGAGGTTACACTTTGGGATCATTTAAAAGCTATTAACGAAGATGAAAATATAACTAAATTAAACCATTACATTTGGCAGCGTTACGCTTCTAGCGTTTGGGATGATGTTAGAATTGATAATGTTTTACCATTTAAAGATAGTAGAGAGGAAGACGACGAAAAACACGTACACCCATTACAATTAGATGTTATTGATAGATTAGTAGAATTGTATTCTAATCCTGGTGAAGTTGTTTTAACTCCTTTTATGGGTGTAGGTAGTGAGGTTTTTAGTCCTGTTAGCATGGGTAGAAAGGCTATTGGAATTGAACTTAAAGATAGCTATTATAAGCAAGCTATTTTAAATTGTAAAGAAGCTGCAAAACGATTTAAAAAAACTATTAAGCAGGAAAAATTATTTTAAAATGAAAAAAATTGCATACAACAATCACAAGATCAGCGGAGATATTGAGGGCTTTTATTTTGTATAGTTTAATAAGTAATAAAATAGATAAAATGACAGAAAATAGAGAGTTAAATAATAAAAAGCAATGTGATATACACGTTTTTATAAGCAGTTTTTTAAAAGAAATAGCAATAGCAAATGGTAAAGAAAATGCAAATTTAGCAATACAAATAACTGATAACAGTATAGAAATAATTGAAATAACTGACGACGGATACCATAATTGGATTGATGAAGTGGTAACTATAAATTGCTTATAACTACCTTATTGGCGCAACTAAACAGAATCATAAATGACCCTAACACCCACTAAAAAATACCGTATAACTATTATGGACAATTTTACGCAAGATTTAACACTAATTAGAATTGGCAAAGTTAATCCGTTTTATTATGACTGGTTGACCAATGAAAATAATGAAATTAGTAATCGGCTGGAGGATGTGGAACGGTGGATTAAGTTTGGGAGGATAGAAAGGTTATGAAAAACAAATTTAATTACAATTGGACTTTAAAAGATGCAGTATTTACAAAGGACAAAGGCAAAGTGTTTAGTTGTTTTGCGTGTGGGGGTGGCTCTACAATGGGTTACAAATTAGCTGGTTTTGATGTTATTGGACATAATGATATTGATAAAAAAATGATTGATGTTTACAAAGAAAATCATAATCCTAAATTTAGTTTTTTAGAAAGTATTACAACTTTTGCCAAAAGAAAAGACTTACCAAAAGAACTTTATAACCTTGATATTTTAGACGGTTCGCCACCTTGCAGCTCTTTTTCAATGGCAGGAAATAGAGAAAAAGACTGGGGCAAAGAAAAAGTATTTAGAGAGGGGCAAGCCGAGCAAGTTTTAGATACTTTGTTTTTTGATTTTATTGATTTATCAAAAGAGTTGCAACCAAAAGTTGTAGTAGCTGAGAATGTAAAGGGTTTACTTATGGGAGAAGCTAAAGCATACGTTCGTAAAATTTATACAGAATTTGATAAAGCTGGTTATTATTGTCAACACTTTTTGTTAGACGCTTCAAAAATGGGCGTACCTCAAAGACGTGAAAGATTGTTCTTTATTTGTTTACGTAAAGATTTAGCAAAACCATTTTTGCATTATGCTGATATGTTTACAGAGATTCCAAAAATTGAAATGGTTTTTAATGAAAAGGAAATACCTTTTGTAGAAATATTTGAAAAAAATGGAATTGGAGAACAATCTATACCTCCAAGTTATTCTAAAATTTACGATTTAAGATTACAAACAGAATATTGCATGAGTCAAACTACTATGAGAATTGAAAAAATAGAAAAGTTTTTTTCAGTAAAGTACATTGCGAAACATAAAATTTTGAATACAATACTCGGGGGCGAAAAAAACATGTTGCATGATGAAAAAAGAACTTTATGTAAAAGTGAAATTATAAAAGCTGGCAGTTTTCCAAAAGATTACAATTTTAAAAACAATAAACCAGGTTATCTTATTGGCATGTCGGTACCTCCAATAATGACAGCTCAAATTGCATCAAATATTTACCAACAATGGCTAAGTAAAGTTTACCTATATTAGCGTAACAATTGGCAGTCTCTGAATTTAAGCCGATTTAAAAATATTAGATAGCCTTATTAGCTTAGTACCGAGTTCAGAGACGGGAAAGGCTGATAAGGCTTTTTTGATTTATTTATTTATTTATGATAACACTATTTGACTTTCAGAAAGAGAATATAAACCAGATTTGGAAAGCCTTTAAAAAGCATGACAAAATCTGTTATCAATTAAGTACTGGAGGGGGAAAAACTATAATATTTTCGGCACTTGCGAAACTTTGGAACGATAAATTTAATAAACGTGTTTTAATCCTTTGTCATAGAATTGAGCTGGTAGATCAAACAATTGCAACGCTTAATAAAATGGGCGTAACCTGCGAAGCAGTTACATCTAAAGTTAAAAAGCTAAATCATTCTAGCCAATGCTATGTGGCAATGATTGAAACGGCTAACAATAGACTAAAAAAAGATCCTTATTTCTTTAAAGAAGTCGGCTTATTAATTGCAGACGAATGCCATATACTTATTTTTGACAAGGTTTTCGAGTATTTTAAGGATGCTAAAATATTAGGTTGCACAGCTACGCCAGTAGTAATGAAGCGTGTTTATTTTTATAAATGTAAATATTGCAAAACAAAGCATGACAAGCAAGTTGAATGCTGCGATGAAATTGTAGACGAATGGTCTAAACCTTTTACATTGTCATCTATTTACGATGATATTATTTGCGGGCCAAACATCGAAGATTTAATAAAAATGGAACGTTTGGTAAAAGAAATATCTTTTGTTGAATCTTACATTGATAGCGACAAGCTTAAAACCGATGCAGATGGCGAATTTACAGCGGAATCGATGGACACGCAATACGGTTCAGACGATGCCGTATTTAATGTTTTACTAAATTATGAAAAATTATGTTTAGGCAAAAAAACATTAATATTTAACAACTCCGCAAAAATAAACGCTTTACTATTTATTAAATTCAAAGAGGCAGGTTATAACGTACGCATGTATGATTCAATTAATGAAAGCGAATATACAAGGCATGAAATAGTGGACTGGTTTAAATCAAATCACGATGCCGTTCTATTAAATGTTGCGGTTTTCACTACTGGATTAGACGTTCAAGATATACAAGCTATAATTATAAATAGGGCGATAGGTTCACTTTCTTTATTTATTCAAATTGCAGGGCGTGGAGGACGTGTTACGGATTTGATATATAAAGACTCATTTATATTAGTTGATGGAGGTGGTAACATAGATAGACACCAAGAATGGAGCGACCCGACACGAGACTGGAAACGTATTTTTTTTGGGTTGGAAGCCAAAGAAAAAATGAAGAAAGAAGATGCTTTTGATATTAACGGTTGCGAAAACTGCGGGGCTTTATATCCTAAATCTTTACAGGCTTGCCCCGAATGTGGACACGAAATAATACCAAAACCAAAACCTCCAAAATCATTGAGCGAAAACATACTTTTGCCAATTAGAAAGATACCTCCGCCGAATGCTGAAAAAATATATAAGTACACTATTTCACGAAATGAAAATATAAACTTTGCATTTAAAATTTTGATTAGCCAAATAGTTGACTTGTTTAAATTTTATCGGGTACCTAAACAACAATATCAAAGTAATAAACTTGACGGCAGACTTTTGAAACGTATAAAAACTTTAATACAAAAATGCTATTTTTCGCTTCTATCTAAACCAGATATTAAAGCCGATAATAACAGAACAATAAATTCTTTAATAGAGCGAACAATTATTAAATTAGACAAATTTTATTTTTTATGAAACTATTTATCACCAACAAAAACAATTTTGAGCATGACTGCCAAAATTCTAAAGATGCGCACCAAAACGCATTCTCACAATTATCAACCTTTGTTTCAAATGGGTTTATTCCAATTCAAATTTTAACAAGAGACTGCATTTTTAACTTTAAATCGGTTAAAGAAGATGTTTATTTCTTTGAATTTTTAGGCACTATTTAACATGGAGTATAAATTTTCACTTTATGAAAGCGTTAAGGGATTTAGCGCTTCTGATTTATCAATCGAAAATTATATTGGCATGGTTCAGCAAGGAACTAATCAAGACCTCGTTATTAATGCTAGATTAGAAAAACAAAAGGGCAACTCCGAAAAATACAAAGAGCTTAAAAGTTTAAGCAAATGTATTACAGGTTCAGCCGTTTTTGAATCGGGCACCTCAAAACACGCTAAAAATATTAAGGCATTAAATAATTTAATTGTTATTGATATTGATATTGAGGTAAGCATTGAAAAATATTATGAGCTAAAAAATGATAAATATAGTTTTGTTATTCATAGGTCATTTGGTGGTGATGGCTTTTGTATTTTTGTCAAGATTGATAGCAACAGATTTGAAGATAGTTTTGATGGACTTGCGGAATATTATTATAACACTTTTAATATTTCGATTGATCAATCCTGCAAAAACAAAAATCGACTTAGGTTTTTATCTTACGATCCTGAAATCTATAAAAATGATAAGGCAATTAGATTTACCGCAAAAAATATAAAAAAGTTTGCTCCTCCAAAATCTACCGAAACTAATTATATTTATCATACCGATGACTTTGAGAATATTTTTAGACAAATACAGGCGCAACAGATTGACCTGGTGCAAGGCGATTATTTCCGATATATAAGAATAGGTTTTGCTTTGTTCGATAAATTAGGACATGCTGGAGAATCTTATTTTCAGATAATAAATTCATTTAACCCAAACCTTAATAAAAAGAATGAAGCACACGAATGGAAATCTCTATGTAAACCTGGTAGTGTAGGAATAGGAACGTTTTATTATTACTGCAAAGAAGCTGGGATTGACATTTACACACCTAAAACAAAAACTATAATTAACAGGGTTAAAATTGCCAAATCACAAGGCAGCCCGACAATTGAAAGCATAGTATCTAATTTAAAAGCAGCTAATAATATTGAGGCAAGCGATGCAGATAAAAAACTAATAAACGAACTTATACTTTCTAAAGTTGACTATTCAAAAGAAGCAAACGAAGATTTAACAGAAATTGAGCAGGTACAAAAATTTATTATTGACACCTATAATCCTTATTATGACGAAATAAGCAATTATATTTTTGTAAATGACCGTATAATGGAAGATAAAGAATTGAACGATATTTATTTGAACTGCAAAAAGTCTTTTGATTTTAAGGTGCCTATTTCAGATATAGCATCAATCTTAAATTCTAATATTATTAAAAAACGCAATAGATTAAAGGATTTTTTAAAAGATAATAAGAGCGCACCTACTGGCATTATTGATGCTTATGCTAACTTAGTGCATCCACGTTCAGAATATAACGTGTGGGCTTTTAAAAAGTGGCTTATAGGTAGTGTTCACAATTGGCTTAGTGATAAGACCGAAAAACTTATATCTCCGCTTACTTTAGTTTTAACTGGCCGGCAACATGGAACCGGTAAAACATCATTTTTTAGGAACCTACTTCCAGAGGAGCTTCAAGATTATTTTATTCAGGAGAAAATTAACGGCAAAGATAAAGACAGCATGTATCGACTTTGTGCAGCACTTATTATTTTTGATGATGAATTCGGAGGAGATGGTTTTAAAGATGTTAAAGCTTTTAAATCGGTATCGGATATTAATATGGTTACGCAAAGAAGACCTTTTGCAAGACAGGATAGTATTTTTAAACGTATTTCGGGGCTTTGCGGAACTACCAATGAAATTGATATTCTCAAAGATATAACAGGTAATAGGCGGATTTTACCAATTAACGTTGAACGTATTGATTATGATGAACTATTATTGATTAATAAGACTGATCTTATAATTGAAGCCTATAATCTTTATAAATCGGGTTTTGACTGGATCATTAGAACTAATGAAGATATTGAATATATACGGTCTAATACTCAAAAAAACGAGGTAATTATACCTTTAGAAGAAGTATTTTTCAATCATTTTTCTTTGACGTATAATATTAATTTTTCTATTGAAGTCGTAATGAACCAGGGCGAAATATTAGAATACTTAAATAAGTCAACCGTTTTAAAGCCTACCAGATACGAGCTAAAAGACGTAATTGAAAAAAATAAACTTGATTATACAACTTATCGAGTAAATGGAGATTTAAAAAAAGGTATTAAATTTTATATGCTTAATAGTTCAGGTTTGAGCAGCTATATTGAAGAAAATTAGATTTTTTAATAAGTAACAAAGTAACAAAAGGTAACAAAAAGGTAACAACTTAACTATCTGATTATCATATAAATAAAATTATTTGTACCCTGTTACTTAAATATATTTAATTTTATAATATACAAAAGAAATAAATGTAAATATATACCCAAAATATTTTTTGGTTTATTTCTATATGTTTAAAATTATTTTGGGCTAAAAAAGTAACACTTGATAATCAAACACTTACAACTAAATTGTTACCTAAATGGAAAAAACAGAAAATTTAATACAGCAGGAAATAGTTATTTATTTAACAAATAAATACTGTTTAAAGCATCACCAGCCTAGATTTATAGTGTTTGCGGTGCCAAATGGAGGCAAAAGAGATGCAAGAGAGGCAAAGACACTAAAAAATACAGGTTTATTAAAAGGTGTGAGCGATTTAATATTTCAAACGGACAAATGTACTTACTATATAGAAGTTAAGACAGATAAGGGTATTCAAAGCCCTGAACAAAAAGATTTTCAACAAAGATTAGAAGCTTTAGGCAAAGTATATTTATTAGTCAAAAGTTTAAATGACATTATTATGACAAAACTATTTTAGGTTACCAATTAATAACCATATATTTGAGCATAGCAAAACACTAAAAAATAAAGACATGAAATACGTATCAAACGAAACAATATCAGAAAAGGCAATCCAATTAACAATAATGGATGCAATTGAAAAAGGTCATACTAATATTAAAGAATTACAAGAATACATGACAAGCGATGTTTTTTTAAATTCAGTATCAAATTATAAAACTTTACTAAACCAATCTTTTAACTAACCAATGAACACACACCACGAAACACAAGCCAAGATAAAAGACTATTTTGGCTTTACCAATCGAGCGATGGCCCAAATGATGGGAATAGCTTATGGTAGTTATAAAAATAAGTCATCAGGAATAAATAAAAGCTTTAATCAATCTGATATAGATCAGTTGAGGCAAAATGTTGATAGGTTAATTCAAAATTTTGTGTAAATTTGTTTTTGAATAATCAATTTTTAATCAATGGACAAGAGCAACAGGGGTGGCGCAAGGATAGGCGCAGGACGAAAATCTAAAGCAGACGAAGCTAGTTTAGTAGATAAACTATCTCCGATGGATGAAACCGCCTTAAATCTACTTAAAAATCTTTTAATCAATGGCGATTTTAACGCTTTAAAGTTATTTATGGAATATAGATATGGTAAGCCTAAAATGACTATTGAATCCGAAAGCAATGTAAATATTACAGGTATCAATTTAAAAGACTTAATCGAGTTTAAATAGTGTGCTTACAATTAATAAAAAATATGAATCTTTAATCTTAGATAAAAGTAGGTATTTTATAATAACTGGTGGACGAGGTTCGGGTAAATCATTTAGCGTTAATACTTTTCTTTGTCTTTTAATGTTAGAGGACAATCAAAAAATACTATTTTTACGTAAAACCTTAACGTCTGCTTACCTTTCAATTATTCCAGAATTTCAGGAAAAAATAGATTTATTAGGTTTGTCGTTTATGTTTGATATTACTAAAACAGAAATAATAAATAAACAAAACGGCAATTCAATTTTATTTAGAGGTATTCAAACAGGTTCAAAAGATAATACAGCTAATTTAAAGTCTTTACAAGGTATTAATACACTTGTAATAGATGAAGCTGAAGAACTAACAGACGAGCCTACATTTGATAGAATAGATTTATCAGTACGTCAAAAGGGAATTAAAAATAGAGTTATTTTAATAATGAATCCAAGCACTAAGGAACATTGGATTTATAAACGTTTCTTTGAGGGATGCGGAGTTCAATCGGGTTCTACCGAAACAAAAGACAATACAACATATATACATTCAACTTACTTAGAAAACAAAAACAACCTAGATGAAAGCTTTATTTTTCAAGTTGAACAAATTAAGATAAAAAATATAAATAAATACAATCATGTTGTTTTAGGCGGATGGCTAGATAAAGCGGAAGGCGTAATATTTAATAATTGGAAAATAGGTTCTTTTAAAGAAGTCGGAGTTCCTATATTTGGTCAAGATTTTGGTTTTAGCATTGATCCGACTACATTAATTAAAACGTCTATTGATTTAGATAATAAAAAAATATATATAAAAGAATGTTTTTGCAGACCAAAACTTACGACAAGTGAAATAGCTTCTTTAAATAAACACCATGCTGGAAACTCATTAATTTATGCCGATAGTGCGGAACCACGACTTATTACAGAGATAAAAGATTACGGATTAAATATTAAAGAAACTATTAAAGGTCAAGGATCTATTATTGCAGGTATAGCCGTTTTATTAGATTTTGAATTGATTATTGATGCCGATAGTTTAAATCTTATAAAGGAACTAAATAACTATGTTTGGAGTGATAAAAAGTCTAATACTCCAATAGATGCATTTAATCATTGTTTAGATGCTGTAAGGTATTCTGTTTTTAGCCAAATAGGAAACAAAAATAACTTTTTCACATTTTAATTATATCTTTGAATATGGCATTAATTATTCGCAATCCGTTTAAAATGATAAGTAGTCAAAAAACGGCAATGACTAATCTATTTAACGAAGCTTTTTTTTCGTTTTTAGGTGGCTCATATACAAAGTACGATAATAACAATATATCGTATGTACAGAAAGCTTACAACCACAATAGCGATGTATATTCCTTAGTTAGTCAAATAGCTAGAAAATTCGCAAGCGTTCCAAGTATATTGAAAACGGTTGAGGATAAGAAAGCGTTTAAATCATTTGAGAAACTATATACCAAATCTTTAGGAGCTGCAGAATTAGCAAACAAAAGGATTTACGAAAAGAAAGCATTTAATGAAATTGAGATTGACGACCCATTAACAAAGCCAAACTATTATCAAAACGATACAGAATTTAAGGAGTTATGGGAAACTTTTATGTTGTTAACAGGTAATGCTTATCAATATATTTTATCACCAAAAGAAGGAGCTAATACTGGTAAACCAATGCAACGGTTTTTATTGCCAGCTCACTTAATGCAAATCGTATTAAAGCCAGAAGCTAAATTTATAGAATTAGAAAGCCCTATTGATTATTATATTTTAACGATAGGAAATGTTTATATTAAATTTAAAGAAGAGGACATTATACATTCAAAGTATGCAAATCCTAATTATGATTTAAGTGGTTCACATTTATACGGTCGCTCACCATTAGCAGCTATTTTACTAGACATTCAACTTCAAAACGTAATCAATGACAATTCTATTAAAACTATTAAGTCGGGCGGTTCTTATGGCTTTATTCATGCAAAAGATGGCCAAACCCCTTTAACACCAGACCAAGCAACGGATATAAAAAGCCGATTAATTGAAATGCAAGCAAGTGAAGATAATTTAGGCAGGATAGCCGGATCAAGTGCACCATTAGGATTTACAAAAGTTAGTGTAGATACTAAAGATTTGCAGCCTTTAGAGTTTAAAAAAGATGCTCAAAAATCTATTTGTAATGCTTTAGGCTGGTCGGATAAGCTTTTGAATAATGACGATGGAGCTAAGTACGACAATATGAATGCTGCATGGGTTCAGGCGATAAGTAACCGTATAGCTCCAGATTTAAAGATTTATGAAGATGCTTTAAATAATAGTTACTATCCAAGATTTAAAGATTTAGGGAATGTAAAATGTATTTTTGATATTTCAGAATTGCCAGAAATGCAGGGCGACATGAAAACCCTTTGCGAATGGTTAGCAATAGCTTTAGATAATGCTGCTATTACACCTGAAGAGTTTAGGGTTGCATTAAGATACCCCGAAACTGGTAAGTCGGAAATGAAACAGCATTTTATTAAAACAGGATTAATACCTTTAGAAGATGCTTTAATAAGTGATTTATCAATTAGTAAGGCTTTTAATTTGGGAGCTTAAATGAACTCAAACCAATACCTAAACCAATGGTTAAAATATCATAAAGCTTATGAAAATATGGCTTACAAGGTATTTAACAAATCACTAAGAGAGGTAGCGGATAAAATACCTATCACATTTAGTTATTTAACCGCCTCCGCTTCAATTAAGCTAAACATAGGATTAAATATTGGAACAATTGAAAACGCTTATATAAAGGTTTATAGCGAAATTGGTTTAGTTCATGGTAAACGAGTAGGTGCAGGAATAAATAAGGATATTAAAGATTTTAATAGAGCCTTGTTTTCTGATGAATTTCTAAATACTATTATTCAATGGGTTAAAGAAAATGCAGGACAGCGGATTACTTCGGTAAGTGAAACATTAGCCAAAGAAATAATTAAGTTAGTAATTCAAGCTCAGGAACAAAACCTATCTATTGAAGAAATGCAAAGATTTATAAGACATTCAATAGATTTGCCAAACTTTACAAGGTATCAAGCTTTGAGAATAGCTAGGACAGAAACAACAGCAGCGGCTAATCATGCTGCAATGATAAGTGGCAATAGTTCAGGAATACTACTTGAAAAGGTTTGGTTAAGTGCGCAAAACGAAAGGACAAGGGATGGAAGACCCGAAGATTGGAATCATTTATCAATGAACGAAAAAAGAGTAGGTAAGAACGAGAATTTTATAATGACTTCTACTAAGGGCGTAATTAATGAAATGGAATATCCAGGCGATGTAACAGGCAGCGCAGGCAATGTTATAAATTGCCGATGCGCTTTTGCATGGGTACCTGTTTTAGATGCTGATGGTTTTGCTATTAGGGTTTAGGGTAAGTAAAAAAAATGATAAACTAATCCCATGTTTTTTATAGTTTTTATATAAATCATTTCATTTGAAGGTAATGGCTCGCCAGTAAAAAAACAAACAATAGTAACATTTTTAACATCTCTTTCAGTGTCTAATTTTGCCACAATACAAATAATTTATCGGTTTGTAATTGTATGTCAAGGATTTGAAAACCATTACGCAAATCAATATTTTGTCTATCAATTATTTTTAATTCAAACTTATGTATTACTATCATTTCCTATCTTCATAAAAACTTTCAATAATATTCCTAATTACGCTCATAGGTGATCGCTTTTCTGTTTTTGCTTGTTCGGCAATCTTTGCTAATATTGTAGGTAAAACAGTTGTCTCTATTCTTATTTTTTTCATATTTATTTTTTTACGTTAACGATTGCAGCGGATACCTTAAATACATCCATGTTCAATTTCGTGTTTTATTAAGTTATGAATTTCCGACTTTGATGCTCTACGTATTTTTTCAATTCCGTTTGTTACACAATATTGATTTGTGTGTCTAAAACTTTCGTACCCATTCCAGTAATGCAACAAGTCATAAAAGTTGTGCTGACAAATATCTGTATCTTTAAATCTGCCAATTATTTGAGTATTGTTACCATAATCTAAATAGTAAATTTTACCCTGTACCAATACTAATTTTTCGTCCATATTTATTTTAATCAAGCCCATCTGTGAATTTTTCAGTTAGTTTTTTAAGCTCGTGATTTGTTACTTTTGGTTTTTTTTCATGATTAAAAATGTCAATCCATGATCTCACAGTTTCTGTACCGATTTGATAATCATGGTTTTTTTCTAGTTCGTTTAAATTGTTTTTGATGTATTCTGCTAGTTTCATTTTATCTATAAATTAATAATAAAAAACTAAGACTGCCACGCATTTAAAATTTTTCTAAGCCCATCAATAGCATTTCTGTAATCGTAAAACATATAACTTGTTGCTGTATTTTGAGTAAATAAATGGTCATAATCTTTTTCAAATTTATGCTCTTTTAGAAATTTCATTTTATAAATTCTATCATCACGTTCTTGTGTGTATTTTACCAAATTCAATTCGTGAGCTTCAATAATTTCTTTTAGTTTCTCTTCCATTTTGTCTATAAATTAATAAACACAAATATACCACAAAATACCGTAAAACGAAATAAATTTAATATTTTTTATAGTTTATTAGTTTTTTTAATTAATTTTACATGTGATGGAACAAATGCAAAAAAAATTCTTATCAGAGATTAAAGATTTAGACCCTACTAAGGGAGTAGTCGAAGCGTATGCAAATGCCTATAATAACGAGGATAGCGATGGCGACATTTCCGCTTATGGTTCATTTGTAAAAACTGTATCTGAAAATATTAGAAAGCTTAGGGTATATAAGAATCATGACCGCAAGTTAATGATTGGAGTACCTATTGAAATAGATGCATATGACACCTACGGTCTTAAAACGATAACTCAATTTAACATGAATACGGAGTTAGGTAGAGACATGTTTTATGATGTTAAACTCACAACCGACAACAACCAAGATGCTGATTTGTCAATTGGATATTCAGTTGTTCAACGAGACACTAAAAACAGCAAGATTATTAAAGAATACAATTTAAAGGAATATTCTTTTTTAACCTCATGGGGAGCTAATTCTTTAGCTTTTGCAACTGGTATTAAATCGGTTAACAATTCAAAAGAATTTATAGAACTATTAACAAAAATGTACAACATACCTTATTCAGATGCAAGGCTAATGCAGGTTGAGGACATATTAAAATCACTCACTTTAGAGCCGTTTAAAGACACTCTTATAGTAGAGCCGATTGAGCAAATCAATATAATTAAATCATTCACTCAATCACTAAATATTAAATAATGACTTTAGAAGAGCAATTAGCGGAATTAAAAAAAGGATTAGAAACCGCTTTAGAAACAAAAAACAAAGAGCAAATCTCTATTGAGATAAAAGCTTTTGAAGCAACGGCAAAAGGTTTATTTGCTGATGAAATTAAGGCAATGAAAGATGCCTTAGAAGTTGACTTTAAAGCACAAATCAAAGTCGTTCAAGATCACGCTGATAAATTGGACGTTAAATTGCAAGCCAAGAAAATTGAAGGCGTTACAAATAAATCATTTGGAGACGAAATTAAATCCGCAATGGAATCTCAAACGGATGAAATAGAGAAATTTCAGCGTAAAGAATCAAAGAGCGTAATTATTGAGCTTAAAGCAGTAGGAGACTTTTCAACTGGTAATGTTACGGGCGGATCAAGATACGGTCAAATCAGCGAAAGCGGAATAATCGAAAATCCAAATCGTAAAGTTCATATTATGGACTTAATGCCAGGTGGTAATCTAGGGCCAGGTAATACTTACACTTTTATGAGGGAACTAGGTTCAGGAGAGGGCTCAATTGCACCAACAGCAGAGGGCGCACTAAAGTCGCAATTTGATTTTGATTTTTTAGAATCTACTGTAGCAGTAGAAACTATTGCAGGATGGATGAGAGTAACGCGTAAAGCAATGCAAAACATACCGGGCTTTATTGCTTTTTTACAATCTCGTATTCCAGAGCGTTTCAAAAAAGTATTAGATGCTCAAATCTTGTATGGTAGCGGAACAACTCCAAACTTAAAGGGTATTTTAACAGCTGGTAACTTTGTTGCATCAACAGCTCCATTGAATACTTTTTTAGCGGAAAAAATCACTACTGATATCGCAGTATTAGAAGACACTTATGATAGAACCGCAACAGCCGTTTTGTTACGTCCAATTGATATTGCAACATTTTACAACAACAAAACCGCTGGATCAGGCGAATACGACATGCCACGCAATGTACAATTTGTAGGCAGTCAATTGTTCATTAGTGGTGTGCCTGTTTTTGCTTCTACCGCTCCAAATGCTGGAGATTATGTAGTAGGAGACTTTCAAATGGGCGCACAATTATTAACCCAAAATGGAATGAGAATTGAGTTCTTTGAACAAGATGGAACAAATGTTCGTGAAAATAAGGTAACAGTAAGAGTGGAAGGCGATTATGCTTTACCAGTTTACGGACCTGATTTCTTTATTAAAGGAACAACAGCCAGAGCGTAGGTTTTCATAATTGGTTTATAGGTTTGGAGCCGCTATTTAATTATAGCGGCTTTTTTTGTTATATTAGCAAAATGAAAACACTAAAATTAATTATCTTATTTGTTGCTTTGTTAACAATAGGATGCAAAAAAGACAACTTACAAATAGACCATAAGCCAGTTGTAAGCATTAAGGGAGTAAATAAATTATTGGTAAAAGATGAATTATTTAAGATTTACTTTGTTTCAAAAGATAGCATAAAATGCGAAAATCAATTTTATAAAGTGGTTGACAAAGTAAAACCTAATCAATTAAAAACCAATGAATTTATAAAAATTAACGATTTGTTATTACTAACATATTAATTTATCTTTATATCATGAAAGTAGAATTTATTAAAAATCATGACCTTAGTAAAAAAGGACAGATTGTAGATTTACAAGACCCATTAGCAAACTATTTAATTAGATGTGGAGTGGTTAAAGCATATACTAAACCTAAAAGTAATGGCCGAAATCGTAAATTATATTGATATTATTAGTTTAATATCCGCTAAGAACTATTTAAAAATAGACGATGACTTAACCGAAGATGATTTGCTAATTGAGCAAATGATTAACGCTGCATTTATCTATTTAGAAAAGTCAACAAATCATATTTTTAAAACTAAAACATTTACCAAGCATGTAAATGATGGTGTAATTAGAATTTATAATTTTCCGATAATATCGGTAACAACGGTAATTTTAACCGAAACAAAAGCAAATTTACATACTACTTATTGCTTTGCAGCTCAAACACCATTTGTATATATTGCAGGTTATGAAGATACAACAGAGGTGCCAGACGATTTAATACAAGCCGCCTTACAGATTATAAAGGTTTGGTACTATGAATCAGAAAAGCAAGTAAATAGCACTTTAATACCAATTAGCGTTCAACAAGTTTTAGACCAATATAGGAGGTTCTTATAATGATATCTCGAGAATACAATAAGCGTTTTCAATTTTGGCAAACAACTGCAGTACCGAACGATTTTGCAGGTCATACTATGCAAGATGCTTTTTTGTTTAGATCATGGGGAAAAATAAGCACTAATGGAGTAGGTTATAAATTTACAGATTTTGGATTAGATCAATTTAATAATCCATTTTTAATTCAATTACGTTTTAGAAAAGATTTTGACTACAACGGCAAAGATATTTACATGCTTTATAAAAATCAAAAGTATGTTATTAAAGGTAGTAGAAATGTTAATGAAGCTGGTTTATTAGTTGATTTATTTTGTGTTAAAGCGGAGTTATAATGAGCAAAGTTAATAGAGTAGATTTTGTACAAAAACAGCTCATAAAATTTGGCAAAGATGTTGAACTATTTGTAATAGATCAAACAGAATTAACAGGACGTAATATTGAATCAGACGCTAAAAGATTAGCTCCAGTAAATAAGGCTAAAAATATTATAGGCGGTTCATTAAAACAGCAAATTACTTACAAATTATCAAATGGAGGATTAGGAGCTAGAATATTTGCAAATGCTCCTTACTCGGCTTATGTTGAATTTGGCACAGGTGGACTAGTAAACGTACCAAGCGAATTAAAAGAATTAGCAATACTATTTAAAGGCAAAGGAGTTAAACAAATAAATATAAGACCTCAACCGTTTTTATATCCTGCATTCACTTTAAATCGACAAAAATATATTGCATCTTTACAAAAGAAACTACAAATATTAACTACAAATGTTAACAAATCCCGATAAATGGATTAGAAAAGGTGTTAAACTAGCTTTGATAGGTGCGGTTAATGTTTATGATTATAGATTACCTGCAAATATTAATCCTAGCGAATATCTTATTATATCAACTCAAACTAAAGAAGATACCGACAACTCGAAATGTGGCGGTCAATGGCAATGTACCGTTTTGCTAGATTTAATTACTAGGTATGCAGCAACAGGTAACACAGGAGATAGACTGAAATTAAACGACTTAGAAGATTTAGTTATATTGCAAATGAATAACTTTGTAATTGATAATTTTACTATATTTGATATAAAATTAGAAAGTTCTGTTAGTTTTGATAATTTAACAGATACCGAAAATGTATTTAGGCAGTTAATAAGGTATAGAATAACCCTTAATGAAGTCTAAAAAAGAGATTAAAGCCGAAAAAATATATCCATATCCGCTAAAATGTTGCTGGATAATTAAGGCTCAAATTGATTGGAAACGTAAAAATTACATTAACAATAAAATAAAATAATATCATGGCTGAAAATTATTTAAAAGGAACGGAATTTCTTTTTTATGTGGATACTACAACGCCCGCAACAACTGCTTTAAATGCTGTAACATTGGCAAATGCTAAGTTAGTTAAGTGTTTAACATCTAACGGATTTAGCGGTACAACGAACACAATAGAATCTAATTCTAAGTGTGCCGGATTGTGGGCTGAATCAATAGGAGACACGGCAGGATGGACTATGGATTTTAGCGCTGAAGCTTTAGAGTTACAAGCTTTAGATACTTCAATAGACCAAAACGCATTATTTAACCTTTGGAAAAACAAAACTGTTTTTTGGGGTTTTATGTATGATATTGCAAGTGTAACTTTGCGCTATGGATTAATGAGAATAGATAGCTATTCCGATACAGGCGCAAAAGGTTCTATTCAAGAATTTAGCGGAACTTTAACAGGTATCGGAGTACCTGGAGACCAGACCACAATAGCAATATAATATGAATGGTATTGTTAAAGTACAAATAGGCAAGGTAGAACATACCTTGCTTTTTGGAATGAAAGCTATAATGATTTATAGTGAAAAGCACTTAAATGAGCTAAATCGTAACCCTAACAAGGACGCAATTATTGACGAGTTTAAATCCTTTTCATATATAGTTTACGCTGGTTTGTGTAACTATGCAGAAAGTCAAGATTTAGAATATCCGACTTTTGAAAATGCCTATTCTTTGACAGAAGATTTAAACGATTTACCAAATGAAGTTTTAAGGATTGCAACTGCTTTTAAAGAAAGTAGAGCAACTCAAAAACTAATAAACGTTTTAAACCCTGTAAAAAAAAAGGTAAGCAAAAAGGAGGTACCGACTTTATAGCCATTGAATCATTTGCATACGGTAATTTACGATTAAAACCTAAAGAATTTTATTGCATAACCGAGCAACAATATTATTTGCTTGTTTTAGGTAATAAGAATAAAAGCCTAGACGATGCAAAAAAACAAAGAAGATTACAATGGCTAATATATTGTAGCTACGCAGACCCTAAAACAATGATTAAATCAGAGTTTGAGTTTATGCCATTAGAAGGCGATGTAATACCAAAGAATAAAACAATATCAATTAACGCTCTTAAAAAAGCTCATGAAGCATTTAAGAATCTAAATAAATAATAATGGCAGATTTAAGCGTAGGCATTGGAGCGGACATTAAAGGTTTAAATGCTGGTTTAGCAGCCGCAAATAAAGAGATAAGTAATTTTTCTAACAACGCTCAAAAGAACCTTTCTAAATTTGACAACAGCGTAAAAAGCGGAGGTCAGTCTTTGCAGTCTTTTTCAGTAGGTTCTAATAGAGCAGCTTTTGCATTACAAAATTTAGGTCGTGTTGCTCAGGATTCTCCGTTCGGATTTATAGGTATTCAAAACAACTTAAATCCATTATTAGAATCATTCCAAAGTTTAAGAAAGGAATCGGGCAGCAACTCCGCTGCATTAAAAGCATTAGGACAGTCTTTGATAGGCCCTGCTGGTTTAGGTATTGCTTTATCAGTAGTAGGAGCTGCAATTCTGTTTTATCAACAATATCAACAAAAATCACGCAAAGAAACTGGAGCCGCTGCAAAAGAAAATCTAACTTATGTAGAAACTTTAGATGCTGTTAGAGGTGCATTATTAAAAGGTGCACAAGATGCTCAAAAAGAAATAGCAGGATTAGAAACATTATTTAGGGCAACCAGAAACACAACTTTATCAATAACAGAACGAAATAAAGCAGTCGACACACTACAAGCTAAATTTCCTGCTTATTTTGGCAATCTTACAAATGAGCAAGTTTTAACCGATAAAGGTTCAGAAGCTTATGGACGTTTAAAAAATGCTTTAATACAGGTTGCACAAGCTAGAGCTGCAGAAAATAAAATAGCTCAATTAGCAAGTAGGCAGTTAGAAAACGAGCAAAAAATAACAGATGAACGAATTAAAAATCAAAAGTTATTATTAAAGCAACAGAGCGAAGTTGACAAGGCTTTTAACAATGCGACAAGCGGAAGCACTCGAGATGGTGGAGCTTTATCGGATGTTGTAAAATTAAGCAGCGCAAAAACTAAAGTAGCTGAATCAGATAAAATCATTTTTGATTTAAACACCGACAATGCAAAGATTTTAAAGCAACAATTAGATTTAGTTTCTAAGATAAATCAAATTACAGCTCAATCGGGTGTAAATCCATTTAATGATGGTTTAAAAGAAGCTAATAATAAACTTAAGGAATTAAATAGCACACGAGTAAAAGCGACAGCTATAAAAGCCGATTTTACATTTGATACATTAGGTCTATTTAACATACAGGAAGAAATAAATAAAGCAACAGGAGAAAATAGTCTTAAAATAAAAATTAAGCCAGTACTAGAAATTAATACCGTTTTTAGCGATTTTGAATTACAAACTATTGAATCTTTAAAAAGATTTAATGATAATGCTAGTCAAATAATAAATGGTGGTATTGCAGATACATTCGGAGGTTTAGCCGCTGCAATTGGTGGAGGTTTAGCAAGCGGAGCAGATATAGCAAGTCAGTTAGGTAGTGTTTTATTAACTAGCGTAGGCAATATAGCAATACAATTAGGACAATTAGCAATCGGGGTTGGTATAGGTGTAAAAGGAATTAAAACAGCTTTGATGTCATTAAATCCAGTATTAGCTATCGCAGCTGGTGCAGCCTTAGTCGCTTTAGGTTCCTTTGTTAAAGGTGCAGCATCTAATATAGGCAGCGGAGGCTCTAGCGGTGGAGCAAACGGAACAAGAATACCAGGATTTGCAACAGGTGTAACTAATTTCAAAGGCGGTTTAGCAATGGTAGGCGAACGTGGGCCAGAACTCTTAAACCTACCTACTGGATCAAATGTAATTACAAATCAAAACACTAATAAATTAATAAATTCTAGGGGTTCAAGCGCTTCAACTACTTTTATACCCGATGTTAGAATTTCAGGTCAAGATTTAATAGTAGTATTTAACAAGGCGAGTCAAACGAGTAAAAGACGCGGATAATGGCAGTAATTGTAGTAGATAATTTTAGTTACCAAGATGGTGTTTTAAATATAGCTAGGCTCATTCAATTTGATACGGTTACAAGGCGTTTTACAGTATTAATTCTTACAAGTGGAAACGCTACAAATTACCAAAATCAAGTATTAAACTATACAACTAGAGGGAATAAAAACGATAATCAATTTTTAAATTATTATTGTGAAGGATTTAATAAATTTAACTTTTACACGTCTTATTATTCGCCTTATGCTACATTTATAGAAGAAGTTAATTCAGTATCATGTGGTTTTGCACAAGCTCCAATTCTTCCGCCTTTAGCGCCTGTTTCATGTGATTTAGCGGTAACTGCAATAGCAACACCACAAACTAAATTAAACGCTAATGATGGCACAATAACAGCAACAATAAGCCAAACATTAAATGGTAGTGTACAAGTAGGTTTATTTTTGGTAAATACAGTTACACCTATTAAAAGTATAGTTTTAGCTTTTCCAAATATATCGTTTACTTTTGATGGTTTACTACCAAACGACTATTATTTAAACGCTTTTGATGTAGATACAAATTGCTTATCTACAAATTTTAATATTAGCGTTATGCCTTTGTTCTTTAAAGAAAAATACTTCTTTGATTTTTGCGAAAAAAGATTTGGTGAACGACCTATAAAAGTTTCTATAAAAACTAAAAACTTTGCAGGAACAACTACAAATATAGAGGTGGCAGGTTCAGACGTTTTAATTTTAGATTATCCGGGTACCTCACAAGATAAGTTTGAGCCGATTTTAGGCAGCTCCGCTGAATCGGAGTTTATGACATTTACCGAGTTTCAATATGCAGATTTATTAATAGCTGAAGAAAAAACCCATTTAATGGAGGTTTATTTGGCAGGTGTTTTATATTGGACTGGTTACTTAGTATCAGATAGAGCGCAAGAACCGTTTAAAAACACTCCCTATCCTGTTAGATTATCGGCTTTTGATGGTATAAAATTGCTTAATGATATTGATTTTGATCAGTCAAATAATATGATGACTTTTTTAGAGGTTATTAAATATTGTTTAGATAAAACAGAATTAGTATTGCCATTTAAAACAATGGTCGATATTGTAAATAATATTTATAATCAAAACGGTGTGTTAAATGGATTTGAACCCTCTATTTTTGGCAATACGGTTAATCTTAAAATAGGTAATTATAAAATAAATAATGTAAGTTTTAATAGCTTATCTGATTATGATTTTAATATACCTCCTTTAGAAATACTTAAATTTTATAAACAATATTATGTATATGGTATAAGTAATTTATTGGTAATGACTACAAATAGTAGGCTTCCAGTAGATACTGTTTTAATAGCCACTATAACACGTAATAAACAAGGCATATCAGTTCTTATATCTCCTTACTTAGTTTCAAATGATATCATTTATAGTCATAAAATACAAACTAATAGATTTTTAAAAGAGAACGGAGATTATACCAATTGTTTAACTGTTTTAGAATACATAGCTAAACAATTTACGGCTCAAATAAAACAGTCGGGCGGTTACTGGGTTTTTGAAAATATAGGAGCAAAAGCTAGGGGAAATACAACAGAAAACACCTACTTAAATGATTTAACTTTTGTAAGTTCAAATGTTGTAAATCTATCTAAAGATGTTGCATGTACTCAACAAGAAAGTAAGGTTTTAGGGGGCGGTAACTTATCCCTTATACCTGGTAATAAAAAATCAATTGTAAGATGGAATTTAGGGTATCCGCAACCTATAATTTTAAACGGAGATTTTGAACAATGGATTGACAATGGAGGAAAATTAATACCGAATATTTGGCAATTATCAACGCCTTATGATTGGTTTGAAAGAGGCTCTAAATTTGATAGAACATTCGACCCTACAACTGGTAATTTAACGCTTATAGAAAATGGAACTTACTATTTGAATGTAAAGAGTAAATTTGGTAATTATAATCATTTACCATCATTTCAATCGGCACCGATAACTGTATTTAACCAAGAGGTTATAAATCTATCATTTCAAGTGATACCTACTAATATGACACAGGACACTATTCGTATTAATTTAGGTTTAATTTTAAAGATAGGTACTTTTATTTGTGCAAATAATGAAATTGGTAAAGGTGCGTTTGAGCCTATTTGGGTGCAAGATAACGGTAAATATTCTTTTAGCGTTTTATTAGATATTGAAAAGGGAGTTAACGACAACAGAGTAGGCGATCAAGCAAATATAAATCTTTCATTACCTCCGGCTCCATCTCAAGGCAGATTTACAACTAAATTTGATAGTGGTAGAACAACTACAATTATAGGAGGTAGCGGATCAGCAGGAATTTTTGGCACCGATTTAGGATTTGATAATTTTAAAATTACTAAAACAAGCCCCGTTTCAAATGCAAAGATTTTAGAAGAAACTTTAATTACGGTTGAGAATAAAAAAAGGTATTCATTTGTACCAGATATTTTTAATGTTTATTTTGGTGATGTTGAAAGCGATTTAAGAACGGATGGAATAAGAACTTTAAATGGTGCAAAAACTCAAAACTGGTTTAGAGTAGGAGTTACCGAATTAGAGCCAATAAATAACATAGTAGCAAAAGAATTACTTTCTCAATATCAAGATAATTTTAGGATATTTGAAGGAGACATTTTAGGCAATAATATAAATGTTAGAAGTATATTTAACCTACCTGCTTACAATTTATTTAAGTTCGTTTGTTTGAGTTTTAACATAGATATTGTAAATTGCATTGCAAACGTAACAATAGCACAAGTTTACGCACAAGATGGAATAAACGGAGGTGCAACAGGCGGGGGTAGTGGTTCAGGTGGAGGTAATCAAATACCAGTACCAGATTTAGCATTAGGTTACAATGATTTACAAATATTAAGCGATAACAATAATAACATTTTTAAAGTAGATTAAGAAATGGCAATAAATCCAAACTTAGTAAGTCTTATAACAATTAGCGATTTACCAGACTCTTTAAATCAGGCTTTAAATTGGTTTGTTATTATCGAAGATCCATTGACTAAAACCCCCTATAAGCTAACAGCTCAACAGTTTTACAGCTTAATAAATGGCAATTTAAGCGCTCCTAATGGTGTATTAAGCGGTTTAGATTTATCTATTAATAACTCTTCAAATCCTAAAGTAGCTACATTTCAACAGGGACAATGGAGAAAAGATGGTATTATTTACCAGATTAATGTAGTCTCTAATTTTAACATAAACGCAGCCGATGCGACATTAAATCGTATAGACTCATTTTATGCAACAGAAAGTGATACTTTAGGATATATTGCAGGTGTTGAAAGTTTAACACCTTTTGAGCCAAACATACCAGCAGATAGTATAAGACTTAAAAACATACTTGTTTTTGCTGGAGGAGGCGCAATTACGGTGCCTATTGTTACGCCTGTTAATTACGCCGTAATGAACGCTTTAAATAATGGTGACTTAGATATAACAGGAGCATTTAAGGTTAACGGCATACCATTTAACGGGGTTCCTATTATAGACGGTTTAACATCAGGTGGTGTAATTGATATTTCAGATTTTGCAAACGGTAATTTACCTATTGGAGTTTCTACGTGGGATTTTAATGGGGTGGGGTATTCAACAAATGCAATCACACCATTTACAGGAATAGCTTTAAGTTCGGCAGGTAATCAAAGGTACGCAGCTTTTTTTGGTACAGATGTAAATACTATAATTAAAGTAGAGGGCACAGAAAGCGCAGCAGCTACTTTACCAAACGCACCAGCAAACAGTGTATTGTTAAGCTATGTTTTAATTACGGATGCAGCAGTTGACGCACCTGTTGTTGATTTGAGTGCTTTTGTAACTACTAATACAAATCAAAATGTAGGTGGTGAAAAAAACTTTACAAATGACTTATCTTTAACGAATGCTTTTTTAAAAACCAATAGAGGAATTTATTTCTATGATAGAATTAAAGATAGCTCGCAACCATACACATCTGTTTATCCAGACTTTTCATTTAAATCTTTAGCAAACGGTTCTTTTAAGTATGGATTTTTTAGTTCTAAACTACCTAATACACAACAGTTAGATTTAGACTATGATAGAGATACAGGTCTTTTTGATTTTAAATTAAGACCAACAGTTAACGGTTCTGATATTGCTTTAGTTTCAGAGGTTGCTTTAAAATTAGATATTTCAGCGTACAACGATAGATTTAAGGGCAAATACACAACAATTGCAAATTTACAAACTGCATTCCCTACTGCAAATGCAGGAGATTATGCACAAGTAGATTCAGGTGCTGGAGTTGATGCTATTAATTACAATTACGACACAGAAGAAGGATGGATACAAGGCGGCTCAGGAAGTGGTGCAACGGATACAGACCAATTATTAGAGGGTGCAACTAATTTATATTATACCGAAGCAAGAGTAACAGCTAATACAGAGGTAACAGCTAACACAGCTAAAAGAAGTTATCCAAGTGGGGACGAAACTAAGTTAGGAGGCATAGCAACTGGAGCAACTCAAAATGTAAAGGCAACTAGTGCCGAAACTATCACAGGTACAGATGATGTAAAATTTACAACAGCTAAGACTATATTTGACTGGTGGGCAAATATTAAAAACATAGTTGTTAATATTACAGCAAGATGGCAATTTTTAGGGATTGGAATTGGCACAGCAGGGGTTGCTAATACATGGCTAGTTTTAGCAGCAAGCACAAGCGCAATAGCTTCTTTTCTAGTAACCTTTGGAGCAAGTTATACAGGTACGGTTGAAGGTTCTATATGGGGGGAAACAACAGGTAAGCGATTAAAGATTTTCCGTAATGGTGTGGCAGATGATTTTCTTTTTAAAGGCGTAAATAAATCATTAGAAGGCACAGGAACAGCAGTTGCATTTATTGGTGCCGATGGTTCAATAACAAGGGGCGCAGGATTAGACGAAGGTGTTACACTCGATTCTGATATTATTACAGCTTTAGATGCTATGTCAACAACAAGGGCAACAATTACACCAGCAGCAAGTAAGATATTTAGACAAGGCGAAAGTTATGATAACGGAACTTTTACTTTTTTCGCTTACGCAGATAACCAGGTAAGGAGGTGGTAGTATGAGGTTAAAAGTATATAACAATCGTTTAAAAGTTTACGGAGGTAGGGTTAAATATAACTACCCAAACGAAAGCAAGGCGGTGGTGGATGGCATACAAATAACTGACCAATTAAACGCAGTTCCAAGATTTTATGCTCATTTTATAGTAGGCATGGAAATTAACGAAAGTATTTGGACTAAAAATACAGCCCTATACGGAATGTTAGGAGGCACAGCAGCAGCGCATAAATGGAATTGGAAGGACATGAGGGATTTAGATGCAGCTTTTAGGTTGACTTATACAGGAACGATTACACATAGTAATCTAAATGGATTTAAAGCAGATGGAACAACAGGATATGCAGATACTTACCTAGCACCAGCAACTCACATAAGTAACACATCAAGTCATGTTTCAATATTTAGTAATTCTAATAGTGGTGATGCGGTGAGTACAGACATAGGGTGTAGCAGCGGAACTGATTTTTTTAATATGTCTTTAAGGTATGCTGGAAATTTATGGGGCGGTAGAATGTTTGGAGGGTCATCAGCGTATACAAATACCCCTGAAAATGGTTTTTATTTACAAACAAAAATAATATCTAATTTGATAAAATCTTTTAAAAACGAAACCCTGTTTTTACCAAACAATACGTCATCTGGTAATGTATCAACAATTACACGAAGTATTTTTATAGGTGGAATTAATAGTCCAGGTGGTTTTCAAAATCCATCAAATGAAGCATATCAATTTATATCAATAGGTTCAGGATTAACAGATACAGAAGCAAGACAAATGAGCCAGATACTAAATTTCGCACAAAAAATGAGAGCTAATTTTTAAATATATGAACATACAAGCAATACCATACGGACTTAACCGTAACGCCACAACCCTCCAATTAGATTGGGGTGTTAAGCCTTTCTTTGATGATGTTTTAAAACTAAACGTTAGCCTTTTTGATGAGGGTAACAACATTATAGAAACGATAACCAAAGAAATGACAATGGTAGAATATTTAGCCTGTGGAGCAACTAAGGAAGAAAGAGCAGATGCAATAGTTTTAGAAATGGGGTACGTTGTTTTACCTCCAGAGATACTAATTAATTATTAAGATGGGAGACTTCATAACAGAATTTCAAAACAACATGCTAGGCGATTTAACCATTGCAGGTTACGCTAGTGGCATGATAATGGCTTTAGTAGGTGCAATATTGATGCTAAGAATTAACGCAAAAAAGCGTGATATATCAAGCGATAACACACCGTATAAATTTAGCTGGTCTTTTTTGGTACAGGATAATTTACAAAGGTTAATGACAGGTTTTTTATTGACTTATGCCGCTTTTAGATTTGCACCTCAAATTTTGCAAAACGATTTCAGCATGTTTACAGCGTTTTTAACTGGAGCATGTTTTGACCAGGTTGCGAAACTTATTTCAAAACTACAACTAAAAGCTAGAGAATAAAAATGCAATCATTACATTTAAAGATGTCAAATAATACCGTAATGTTAGAATGGATTAAATCAATCGGAGAGAATTTATTAGTATTTACAGCTCCTATTTTTTATTTGATTTGGAAAGTTTCAGAAAATTATCAAAAACGTATCGAATCAAAGGTACTTAAAGAAAGAGCTTTTATTACTGAAGTAGCGAAAGAAGTTTCAAAAACAGTAGTGAAAGAGATTTTAGATAGCGTTTTGCCAGATATTCATTCAAATATTCAAGATATTAAAGCGGAGACACACAACATAAATAAAAGAATTGACGATTTATTAAAAAAATAGATTATGAGCGACAAAGGACAATTAACGGCAAACTTTCACATTAGAGAGTTTAAGTGCAATGATGGTACAAAAGTACCTGAAGAACTATTTGATAATGTCAAAGAATTGGCAGAAAATTTGCAAGTTTTAAGAGATGATATTTGCGAAGCTTTGCATATAAATTCGGCTTATCGACACAAAGTTTATAATGATAAAATTGGTGGCAGTCCAAAAAGTAAGCACCTAGAAGCCGAAGCAGCGGATTTAGTTAGTAAATCTTTTACTCCAAAACAATTAGGTGCAAGGATTAAGAAACTAATTTTAGCAGGTAAAATGAAGCAAGGCGGCGTAGGAATTTATAAATCTTTTGTTCATTATGATATAAGGGGGACTGAAGCAAGATGGACACAATGAAAGACCCGACAATAAAAACTATTTTTATAACTGTAATGTTTTGGTTTGCGTTTGTGGCAGCTTGCGGTTTTATTTCGTCATGCAATATATTGAAGAAAAAAGATAGGTCCAAAACGATAGACCAAACGGAAACGACATCAAAAGTTTTTAAAGAAATAATAAGTTCAGATACTTCTAATTTAAGTATTGACACCGATAAAAAAGAAAGCGGTAAAAAATTAGTTGATAATAAAGTAAATGAAACTCAAAAAGACCTAAGCACCATTATAACAGAAAAGAGTAAAACGACTTTATTTGATAGCACGGGAAAAATTAAATCTATTACAGAAAGTGAAAAGAAAACCGAAAACTTAAAAAAAGAATCAAATAAAAAAAAAGATAATAAAAAGCTGGAAGACTTTGAAAAGTTAGATAAAAGCAAGTCAAAATCAAATAACGGTCAAATAAAAAACAGCATTTATGATAGTTCATTTAAAGAATTAAAGGACGTTAAAATTAAAACCGATAACAAAGAAACGAAGCATAGAACGGATCCTTTGCCATTTGCTATTGTTTTGATCGTGGTAAGTTGTGGTTTAATTTGGTGGTTTAGGTATAAATAAGTAATATTGCATTGCGGATTAGAGAAGTTTGGCTATCTCGCTAGGCTCATAACCTAGAGGTCACAGGTTCGAATCCTGTATCCGCTACAAAATAAACCCTTAACATTAACTTGTTGAGGGTTTTTTTATTTATTTTAAAATAAAGTTTGTAGTTTCAAAGTTAAATAGTATATTTGATTATGAAAAAAGAAAAACCACAAAAGTTGATAAAGGTAAGCACCTACGCAACTCAGAACAACAAAAGCACTACATGGGTTTATAATCAGATAAAAGATGGTAAACTTGAAATGATAGTAATTGACGGAATTAAATTTATTAAAATTAATTAAACAAAAAAAGCGAAGTGAAAACCACTCCGCTAATTATTGAAAACACTTAAAATTTACAGACATGACGAAAGTAAGAAAATTTTTATCAGTAAACAAGGAAATGTTTGACCAAATAGCAAGAGACACAAAGTCGTCTTTGCTAGATGACATTAAAGTAAACAATTGCAAGTTAATTAGATTTGTATTTGATACTACAAGCTTAGATGTAAAAGCATTATCATGTATCGACCTAGCTAATAGATTAGGTTATACAGAACTAGCAGCTGAAATGGTAGCCGAAATGAAAGAAAGCGAGGCTACAAATGACTAAGTTTAAAGGTACTCATGGGAAATGGGTTATTAAAGAATTATATAATAGATTAGAAACTGAAATTTCATGTGGAGATATAAGAATTGCATCAGCTAATCATTATAATTACGGTATTGATGACTGGACTAAGAATGACCCTGAACCCAAACAAGGTAGAGCAAATGCAATACTAATTTCAAAAGCTCCAGAAATGCTGGAAATGCTAAAGAACATCCTTTTGATTTTAGAAACTCCAAACGCAGTAATTAACATCTTGCCAATTCAAAATTTAATAAAGGAGGCTACAAATGACTAAGTTATTAAAAGTTAAATCAACAGCTTATCCAAATGGCACCAGAACTGTTTATAAATTTGGAATGCCAAAGCCTAAACCTTTACATTTAGACATTAACAGAATGATAAGGGAGGAATTAGCTAAGACTAAAAACTTGAAGAGAATATGAAAGTAGGACAAAGAATAGATTGCTATAATGTGAAAGAAGGACATCACGTTTATGAATCAAACCAAACCTTAATAGATAACCATCGTTATTCATTCCCCGATTTGATGTATGGGTTTATATCCGATTTATATCATAAGCAAAGGTCTGATATAGGTATATCTTGTATAGTGGGAATAGATGTAGTTAAAGTAGGTACATTAGTAATTAAATCAATAAAAGCATGAGCATCCACACACAAGACATCGTAATTGATGGAATAGATATTGAAATTACCTTTGATGGAACACACTCCCAAAAGTCAATCGGATTAACCGATCCTGGCAATGACGAAGAAATACAAATCGTAAAAGTAGTCATCAATAATAAAGACTGTACTGCAATGCTAGAGGTTTGCGCTTTTGGTGAGATTTTAGAACGTGAACTATATAAATCTTTAGCAAATGAATCAAGGTAGAAACGAAGAAAAAGAAAATTGCAACATGATGATTATGCTAGTTTGCATAGCCGTTGCAATATTAATATTAATAATAATTACACTTTAAATTTTATAGACAAAATGGAAAAGAACATAGACTGCATGAAATACCGTAAATCCACGCATTTGGCAGGTATAGACGTAGAAGCAATAATATCCGAAAAAGGTAATTGCACACTAACAATAAAAGAAGCTTTTTACGACACAAATGTAGATGTTAGTGGAAACAAAACAAGCGGATATTTTTTGGTTTTTGTAGAAGATATTAAGCCGATGGTTGTTAATTCAGGCAATCGAAAAACAATATCTAACATTGTAAAGACTTTAAAAAATTGCACCTCTTTAGAAAGCCGAAATATTGGCAACTGGACTGGTTTAAAAATTGAATTGATATTTGATCCGAATGTTAAAATGATGGGTGCAATTGTAGGAGGTATAAAAGTATCTCCAATAAGTCCAATTCCTGATATTTCCGACAAAAACGGATTAACTATTTTAAACGCTTCTAAGAGCTTAGCAGATTTAAGCGCTAATTGGAGTAAACTAACTAAACTAGAGCAGGCACTCCCGACCGTTAACTCTTTAAAAGACAAATTGAAAGGGAAACTTGCAAATGCTTAGATTTGATAACATTATTCAAGGTAGCCCCGAATGGCATGAGATTAAATGGGGCAAAATTGGTGGTACATTATCAAAGGGTTTGTTCGTTAAATCGGACACCATTTTAATTGATATTTTAAGCCAAAGATCAGAAGAATTTGAGTTTGAAGAAGATGGGTTTCAAAATACAGCAATGCAACGTGGTAATGATTTAGAGCCATTTGCAAGGCAGTACCTTTGTGATTATACAGGAATACAATTTAATCAAACAGGATGGCTACAGAGCGAAGAAAACGAATTATTAGGTATTTCGCCAGATGGAATTAGCGACTGCGAAAAGTATTCGTGTGAGATTAAATGCTTTGAACGAAAGGCACACCATACCGTTTTATTTCACAATGAAATACCGCTAGATAATTTAGCTCAATGCCTTCATTATTTTACGGTTAATCCTAAACTTGAAAAGCATTATTTTTTATGTTTTAGACCAGAAGCCAATAAGCATTTTATTAGGGAGTTGACGAGAAAAACGGTTATTGATTTAGGGCAAACATATAAAGAAGAAGTAAAGCAGTTCGGAGTTAAAGGACAAGAAATAAAACCAAAAATAATTACAAACAGTTTATTATTAGAAATTGATAGTTGGGTAGTCAAATCAAAAAATTCAGCCGATACTTTATTAACCCAAATTAAATTAATCGAATTAGCAAATAAAAACAATTTTTAAACCATGAAAAAAGAAGAAATTTGCGTACTAATAGATACGC